ACTGATGCGTTTAAATTGGGCATTATTGACGCTGATGGTAAACGAACTAAAGAACCGTTGGACACATCGGAAAAGAAAGATGCCTACACACCTTTTGTGAGACTTGTCTTTAATATTAAAAGACTAATTAATAAAGTACCATTTGGTAGTAGTAAAATTGGTAGCCTTGCTGCAGCATTATTACTCATAAAAGAATCAAATAATTTAAGTGATAAGAATTTGGAAAAGATTCTTGAAGCAGCAAATTTAGAAACACTCGATTTTTTAAAAGAACAAAACGAATGGTTTGTTACCAATGATAAAATGTTGAGCCCTGGCGTTTATAGAATTAATACCGAAAAAATGCTCAACAGAACTTTTGAAGAGAAAGTAAAACCAAAAGATTTGGTACGCGTTCTTGAAAACTGCTACCCCATCGGAAATGTATTCGGTATAGATATTTACAAGGCGATACATACGCCAACGAATCAAGAGATTTATATTTCATCTAGCGAGATCTATAAATGAAATCAGTAAAAGAAGAGATGACCACAACGGCAGATGCTGGTATCCCACAGGATACTAAGAATATGGGCCCTCGTATTAAGACTACCGTTATGCATGATCAAAGACGCAAAAAAGATGCAATGCCCGTTTTACTGAAACGATTTAGAAAGTACTTTGAAGATAAAGGAATGTGATTATGTTTGCCGCAATGAGAATGATTCTTATATTTGTTATCTTTGTTTGTATCGCAGGCGGATTATGGCACATATCCAATCTTAAAGCAGATTTGGCAGTATCACAACAGAATGAAGAAAAATTAACATCAGCAATACAAACTCAAAAAGAAACCATTGAGTTAATGAAACAGGATATTGCTGCAATCCAAAAAGCCAATGAAGAGTTACGGAAAGAAAATGAGGCACAAAAGAAAGACGTTGATGCCTTATCCCGTAAGTTTGATAAAAGAGACTTTGGTGCCTTTGCCTCATCAAATGTTGAAAAGGCACAGAAGTTAATAGATCGGGGTGTAGCTTATGCTCTAAGATGTTTAGAGCTTGCAAGTGGTGCACCATTGAATGAAACAGAAAAAGGTGCTAAGACACCATTAGAGGCAAACCGTGAATGTCCATCGCTTATTAATCCTGCTTACTCTGCCCCTACTAATTAGTGGTTGTGGTGTTCTGAGTTTTTTTGATAAAAAACCAGAAGTAAAAGCAGTTGAAATTCAGAGTAAACCCGTAGAGAAAACACCACTTAATCTTCCAGAGCCACCACCATTAAAGGTTAGAGAGATTAAGTTTATTATTATCACACCAGAGAATGCTGAGCAGGTATTTGCTGATTTAAAAGCCAAGGGTGATGATACCGTTTTATTTGGTTTAACAGATACAGGTTATGAAGGGTTGGCGCTAACGATTGCAGAGATTAGAAATCTTTTAGCACAACAACGATCCGTTATCATTAAATATAAGGAATACTATGAACCTAAGAAGCCATAAACATTACATTGGATTAATTCTTGTAACATTAATGTTACAAGGTTGTGGTACCGTTCAAAATTGGATTCCTAGTTTTTGGGATGATAATCAAAGTGCGAAAATTATAGATATAAGGCAAGGCGCTCATAATATCGATTGTACTAAGGATCAGAAGGCACAAGCCATAGAGTTATGGCAAAATATCCAATGGTTTGAACTTTACAGCACTAGCAAAGGCTCATCACAAAACGACGTGTTACGTATGATTGAACCTATGAAAAAGACTGTGACCGATTGGAAAGATAGAGAAAATCCTAGTACTGGGTATTGTGAAATTAAAAAGAAAATAATTAAAACGCAGGCTGATAAAGCCGCTAACTCAGTATTGTGGAGGTTCTAATGGATGAGTTAAAAAACCTATTAACATGTGGTGTACCGTGGATAGAGCAACGTGCTTCAATTGCACTAGACCTTCAGGATCAACATGCACGTGGTGATATTACTGATGATGAATATAATGAATTGCTCCAAGATTTAATCCGTACCGATGATTTAAACGCTGAATGTGACGACATTAATCTCAAGTCTGCAGTAATTACTGCTGTCTCTGCTGTGATGAAAGTAGCATAAATTTGTATTTACAAATATTGCTACTTGATATATAATACACTTTCCATCAAATAATAACGAAACCCCCACTAGGGTGTAAGGGGCATTAATGTCTATACAAGTAAAAAGAGAACGTGACGAATTATTAACCGATTACGCAGTCGGTATGTTAAAAGATTTTTATATGCGGGGGTATGAAAAGTCACCACAAGAGGCTTATTCCAGGGCATCACAAGCCTGGTCACAATATAGAGGTATTATGGATGAACCTCTAGCAGCACGATTATATGAATACGTTAGTAAAAAATGGTTCATGTTTGCCAGCCCTGTATTATCCAATGCACCCAATGGTGAGAAAAAGGATAAGGGTTTACCAATTTCTTGTTTCCTTACCTATGTGCCAGATACACTCGAGGGTTTGATTGATCACTCTAGTGAATTACGTTGGTTGTCGGTTTTTGGTGGTGGTGTGGGTGGTCACTGGTCTGATGTTAGGACGGTAACGGATAAAGCGCCCGGACCGATTCCTTTCCTTCACACTGTCGATGCTGATATGATTGCATATCGTCAAGGTAAGACACGTAAAGGTTCATACGCTGCGTATATGGATATTTCACATCCCGATATTGTAGAGTTTATGAATATGCGTATCCCTACGGGTGATGTGCAACGAAAGGCATTGAACCTACACAATGCTATTAATATTACTGATGACTTTATGACAGCAGTAATGCAAAATAAAGAATGGGAATTAAAAGATCCAGCATCTGGTAAAGTTTCTGAGACTCTTAATGCGCGTAAATTATGGGAACGTATCCTTGAGATTCGATTCCGTACTGGTGAACCATATTTGAATTTTATCGACCGTGCAAATGAATTCCTTCCACAACCGTTAAAAGATAAAGGATTGAAAATTCATGGATCAAATCTTTGTAATGAAATACATTTACCGACCGGCCCAGATAGGACTGCGGTATGTTGCCTCTCTTCTCTCAACCTTGAGTTTTACGAGGATTGGAAGAGCACTACAATTGTCGAAGATCTCATTACGATGCTTGACAATGTCTTGCAATATTTTATTGAAAATGCACCAGATCAAATTGCAAGAGCAAAATACTCAGCAGAGAGAGAAAGATCCATCGGTCTAGGTACTATGGGTTTCCACTCGCTGTTGCAGAAACAAGGTGTTGCATGGGAATCAGAATTGGCGCGTGAGATTAATGATGTTGTATTTAAAACAATCAAGGATCGCGCAGTAAAGGCAACAGAGCAATTAGCACGCGAACGTGGTGAATATCCAGATGGTATTGGCTCTGGTCGGCGTAACGCACATTTATTGGCAATTGCACCCAATGCATCATCTGCCATTATCCTTGCAACCTCACCATCAATCGAACCTAATACGGCCAATGCATATACACATCGTACACGCGCTGGTTCATTCTTGGTTAAAAATCCATTCCTCGCAGATGTATTAACTCGTCACGGCATTAATAATGAGTCTATATGGACGTCGATTATTACAAATAAGGGTTCGGTGCAGCATTTGCCAGAGTTGACGGAACAAGAGAAAGCAGTATTTAAGACTGCTAAGGAATTAGATCAAAATTGGGTAATCCAACACGCAGCAGATAGACAAAAATATATCTGCCAAGGTCAATCGGTTAACTTGTTCTTCCCAGCTGGTGCAGAAAAATCATATGTAAATAAAGTGCACCTCAAGGCATGGAAAGAAGGATTAAAAGGTCTTTATTATCTCCGTACCGAAGCTAAGGCTCGTGCAGAGAATGTATCTGAAAAAGTAGAACGTGTGGCTCTACAAGATGATAATAGATCCATTGTATACGGCAAGGCTTGGTGTCCGTGGTGTATGAAGGCCAAGGAAGAACTATCAGTGCGCGGTATTCAATTTGATTATATCGACTTGGAAGAAGTTGGTAAGACTGCTGCAGAGGTAACGGGCAGAGATGTTAAAACGGTTCCTCAAATCTATATTGCTGGTACATACATTGGTGGTTATGATGATTTGATGAAACATTTTGAACAGGAGTTAGTTGTCGCCGAAGGCGATGAGTGTAAAGCTTGCGAGGGTTAAATGAACAGACGACCTTTGTTTTTTATTACAAGAGAAAAAGAACTCCATTTAATTCAACAGCTTGAGACAATTGTAGATTGTTCAAATTTTGATCCCGAAACAACAGCTGTATTAATGGTATCACCAGACTATTCTGCAACGGTTGCTATGCATCTTGCACATGCATGGAGTCGAAATGGAGATATATTGAAAGTGATACCCGTTGATGTTACATACCCCGATGAGACGGCTGATGAGTATAGAAAGAAATTTAGATATGACTTTCAATGGCATAGAGGTAAATACACCCATCTTGTGTTAATCGAGGCCGGAATCATAAGGGGTGGAAACTGGGCGTGGTTGTTGGAAGAACTATATGATTTAGGTTATCACAGAGGAAATTTAACTCTTGTAGCTTTGACAGAAAATATTCATTCAAAGATAAAATCAGATTATGTTGGAGAATATTATAATGATGAAGAAAAAGATCTTACTTTTTACTACGAAAAATTTAATAAACACTGGGAAGTACGATAAATGTCAGTATTTAAACTATCAAAAACTTATAAACCATTTGCCTATCCGTGGGCAGTAGAATTAGCAAAGAAACATGAAGAAGTACATTGGATCGAAGATGAAGCGGAACTGTCTGAGGATGTACAGGACTGGCGCACTAAACTTACTGATGATGAGAAAGAATTTATCACTCAGGTTCTACGTTTGTTTACTCAGTCCGATGTCCAGGTGGGTGAGAACTATCACGAGTTCCTCATACCGAAATTTAAGAACAACGAAGTCAGAAACATGCTCTCCTCTTTCGCCGCGCGAGAGACTGTACATCAAAGAGCCTACGCTTTATTAAATGATACACTTGGTTTGCCTGATGATGAATATCATAAGTTCCTTGAATATAAGGCGATGGCAGATAAAATTGACTTTATGTCACAAGGTAAAAACACTACACACGCAGATTTAGCCCTTACTCTGGCGCAGTCAGTATTTAATGAAGGTATGTCATTATTTGCATCCTTTGTTATGTTATTGAACTTCCAACGCTTTGGTAAGATGAAAGGTATGGGCACGATTGTCGAATGGTCAATACGCGATGAGACAATCCACGTCCAAGGTAATGCAAAACTATTCCGAACCGTGTGTGATGAACATCCAAGGATTGTGAATGACGAATTAAAGTCAAAGATCTATGAGATGGCCAAACGTTCTGTAGAACTTGAAGATAAGTTCATTGCACTTGCGTTTAATGGAAGCGACGTACAAGGACTTACTAGAGATGAAGTTAAGCAATATATTCGTCATATCGCTGATCGTCGGCTTTTACAACTTGGCCTTAAGCCTAAGTTTAAAGTCAAAGATAATCCTTTACCCTGGCTTGATTGGGTTTTAAATGGTGCATCACATGATAACTTCTTTGAGAAACGAGTCACAGAATACTCCGTCGTTGGCATGGAGGGTGACTGGGGTTGGGAGGAAGCAGCATGAAGGCTGGTGAGTATAAGATAGAGTGTGAACACTGTGATACAGTAACTGCAATCATAGTTGAATATTCAGACGACACACCTATGTTTTGCCCAATGTGTGGACGCCGGTCAGACCCAGTCGATATAGCAGAAGAAGATACGGAATACGAAGATTACGATGATTGAAATCCTTACCTATGTAATATGCGCCTATATTTCTTTTAAATTAGGAATGAGGGTCCAGGCGTTTTACGAGGAACATAAAGAGGAAATTGAAGAAGCCAATAGAGATGATTCTGACAACATCCTAATCACCGTCAACGTTGAATTACATAATAATGTATTGTATGCTTGGGATGTTGAAAGAGATTTATTTTTAGGTCAGGGTCGGAATATGGAAGAACTTGAAAGTCATATAAAAGAAAGAGTTCTTGTAGAATATGATTCCGACGCAACCATAAGGTTAATGTCTTCTGATAAAAAAGTACTAGAGATGGCGAATATATAACTACATATGTGGTTATATAAAGATTTAGAATTTAAAGACACGCCAGAAGAATACCAGGGATTCGTTTATAGAATCACTGAGCTAGATACTGGTATGATGTATATTGGCAAAAAGTTTTTTTGGAAGCCTAAGATACTTCCTAAAAATAAAACGCGAAAAAGAAGAATTAGAACCAGAGTTGAATCTGATTGGCGAAATTACTACGGCTCAAATAAACTTGTAATACAACTAGTCGAGGCGAAGGGTAAGGACAACTATAAACGAGAGATTTTATATTTGTGTAAAACCAAGGGTGAATGTTCTTACTACGAGGCAAAGTTACAATTTGAATTTGATGTATTATTAAATCCAAAGTATTACAATGAGTTTATTGGGTGTAAAATAAATGCTTCTCATATAAAAGATTTGTCGGAATAGGGGTTTACATATCGCCATAGATGTGGTATAATTACACTTATTACACACATGGACTTTTATTATGCTTATTTTTGACTATAATGGTTTGGCGCTTGGTTCGATTCTTATCCAAAAAGAATTAAATGTGGACCTGATTCGCCATATGATTCTTAATACGATTCGGATGTACCGAGTCAAATTCCCACGTGCACAGTATGGTGATGTCGTCATTGCTTGTGATGGTTCATCCAACTGGCGTCGTGGTGCGTATCCACAATACAAAGCCAACCGGCGTAAAAACCGTGAAAAGTCAACGTTTGATTGGAACGAGGCATTTCGTATCCTTAATATGATACGTGAAGAACTTAGGGATAATTTTCCCTATAAACTCATTCATATCGACGGTTGTGAGGCCGATGACATTATTGGCACCCTTGCGTATAATACGGCAGAGTTTGGCCAGTATGAAGATATGATGATTGTCTCTGCAGATAAAGACTTTACACAATTACAGAAATTGGATAATGTAAAGCAATTTAGTCCTATCACAAAGAAATTTGTTACAGAAAAAAATCCAAAACTCTTCGCTCTTACTCATATTATCAAGGGTGATGCTGGTGATGGTGTGCCTAATATCCTATCAAGTGATGATTGCCTTGTCGAGGGTATTCGTCAGACGCCGATTTCACAAAAGAAATTGGACACATTTATTGACGCATTGGCAAATGGTAGTGCAGAAAATGAAACGTGGTATAGGAATTACCAACGTAATCAGAGATTGATCGACCTTAGTTTTACACCAGAACATCTTAAAACTTCTATTATAGATGCATTTAATGTAAAACCTACCGTCCAAGGTTCTGCTATATTACCGTATCTTATAAATAAAAAGTGTAAGCTATTGATTGAAGTTGCATCGGAGTTTAATTAATATGAATTTAATGGTACATGAAGTAATTGAACTGGTTTCTAAAAAGAAAACAGTAAAAGAAAAGGTAAAAGTGCTAAAAGAGAATGAATCCTGGGCGCTAAAAGATATTATCCGTGGTTCTATGGATAGTAAAATTCGTTGGAACTTACCTGCTGGTGAACCACCATATAAAGCCGCAAACGTCGGAAGCCACGCCACCAATCTCTTACGAGAGAATGAAAAGTTTAAATACTTTGTCAAGGGTGGTGCTGGTGATAGGTTACCCTCATATAAAAGAGAACAAATTTTTCTTGGTGTACTTGAAGGAGTGCACCCTGATGATGCGCGTCTGGTCATTGACATGATCCAGAAAAAAACACCAAAAGGCTTGACTCGACCAATTGTAAAGGAGGCATTTCCCGGTCTACTTCGCGATGATTAATTTTTAACAATTAATAGGAGACCACGATCTATGGTTTTGAATCAAATCGACAGATTAAAGAAAGATTACGTTGAAATGGAAAATTACATTAAACGCCTTCAGCGAAAAGGCCAAAATGAAAAAGCCCAACGAATCATGGAAAAACAAATCTTTTTAAATCAACGGCTTGGTATAGTTCAAACACATTAAGATCTTAGAGGAGATTAAACCCCCGAAAGGGGGTTTTTAGACTATGATTGCACAAACGGTGGCTGAGAAAATAAAACAACGGCGCGCGCAGATGTTGATTCACTCAGCAATTTATTATGATTTAAATGATAACGTAGTATCTGACCATCAGTGGCAGACGTGGGCAGATGAGTTACAGAAATTGCAAGAAGAAAATCCTAACGATTGTAAGATTGATTTCTTTGATTGGGAATTTAAAGATTGGGATGGTTCTACGGGCAATCACTTACCACATCGACATCCGTGGGTAAGGGCAAGGGCAGAGTATATTTTACACCTATGTCGTGGGGGTTTACAAACGACAGAAGATGTGATAAAATATACTCCACAACCAACTGGTACACTTGAGGACTTTATGTAATGAATATTTTTGTACTTGACACTAACCCGGTAATTGCTGCACAACAACAGTGCGATAAACACGTTGTTAAAATGATTGTCGAATCAGCACAGATGTTATCCACGGCACATCGACTGCTTGACGGCAACGTTCATGTAATTGAATCCAAAGGCCGTAAAAAACGTCTATGGTTATTGGATGATCCAGTTACCGAGGATATACTCTACCTCGTTGCCCATGCCAAACATCCCTGTACACTTTGGACAATGGAATCATCATGTAATTACGAATGGCATTATCAACACTTTATCGCACTATGTGACGAATATACATATCGGTATGGAAAAGTGCATGCAACGGATATTAAGTTACGCACACTGCTTAAACAACATCCGATAAATATTCCTAAAGGTGATATGACTAAATTTGCTCTTGCCATGAAAGCACACCCAGAGTGTATGTTCGAGGATGATCCCGTTAAGTCATATCGTATGTTCTACGAAACGAAAAAAGACCGGTTCAAAATGATTTGGTCTAAACGTAATACCCCGGAGTGGTTTAATGCCAACTTATACAGTTAAAGATATTAAAGAAAATAAAGAATGGGATGTATTTTGTTCCTATGTCAAGTTACAAGAAATGCTTGAGAAAAACCCTGATCTCATTAGAGTATATCAGGCACCTGCTTTAGTATCTGATTCAAAATCAACACTACGTCGCGCTGGTAGTGGTTGGTCAGATGTACTGGGTAAAATTAAAAGTGGTTCTGGTAAGGGTAATACAATTCACGATTAAATTATGAATAATAGCGCAAAAGTAAAAGAAGAAGATTTACTGCAAATCGATCCAATTACAAAAAATCAAACGAAGGCATTTGATTCTTGGGACGATGGTGATAATCTAGTCCTCGTTGGCTCTGCAGGTACAGGTAAAACATTTATCGCAATGTATCTTGCGTTGGAAGAAGTATTGGATAAAAAAACTCCATATGATAGAGTAGTAATCCTACGCTCTGTTGTTCCAGTTAGGGATATGGGTTTTTTACCTGGCACGGTGGCGGAGAAGGTCGAACAATATGAAACGCCGTATAAATCAATCTGTGATGAGTTATTCACACAGCAGACGTCATATAATAAGCTTAAAAACAATAATGTATTAGAATTTGATACTACATCCTTCCTACGTGGTCGGACAATTAATAACGCTATTATTATTGTTGATGAGATGCAGAACTTGAATTTCCATGAACTTGATTCTGTAATGACACGTATCGGCGAACGTAGTAAAATTATCTTTTGTGGTGATTATCTGCAATCAGATTTTTTACACGACAATGAACGTGATGGTGTAATGAAATTTCTCCGTATCGTTGACCAATTAAACTACTTTACAACAATTTATTTTGGTTGGGATGATATTGTAAGATCCGGTGTTGTGAGAGATTACATCATGACGAAAGAAATGTTGGGCATAAAATAATATATGGCGAATTTTAAACATGAAACGATTGATCTTGGCTACACAGACCTTATTGCAGAAACTACTAGTTCTGGGCGAAAATACAATACTCCTTCTGGTGTTAAGTATCCTTCTATTACTACAGTACTTAGCATATTAACAGAGGAAGCAATCCAGGCCTGGCGTAAAAAAGTAGGTGATGAAGAGGCAAATAAAATCTCACACCGTGCAGCGACACGTGGTACTTCGGTCCATGAAATTATTGAAAAGTATTTGAAAAATGATCCAGACTATAAAAAAGATTATATGCCAAATATTTTGGAAAATTTCAAAGCCGTTCAATCCATCCTGGATAATCGAATCGGATCCATTTACGCACAAGAAGCTCCCCTCTATTCTGACCATCTTGGTGTCGCTGGTCGCGTTGATTGTGTGGCTCAGTTTGATGGTAAAAGGTCTATCATCGATTTTAAAACCTCTCGTAGGTTAAAGTCTGCTGATAAGATTGAGAATTATTTTATCCAAGAGACAGCATACGCTATTATGTGGGAAGAGAGAACGGCACAACCGATTACTCAACTCGTGACGATTATAGCCGTGGACAATGAAGAGCCACAAGTGTTTATTGAGCACCGTGATAATTGGACAAGTGCACTTAAGAATACCATTGCAGAGTATCACAGGCGAAAACTATTCCATGGTTAATACCTTAGTATTATGTACTTTTAGATAGAGGTATGATATAATCTAATAGTTTTGAAAAGGAATATATGATGAAAAATGTGATTTTGACCGATGTTGATGGTGTATTGTTAAACTGGCAAGCAGCGTTTGATACGTGGATGATGCTTGAACATGGTAAGTTCGCCACCGGTAATGAACGCGCCTATCAACAGGATACGCGTTATGAACTATCACCCGTTGAAATTAAGAAATACATCCGACAATTTAATGGTTCTGCCAACATTGGCTATCTACCACCATTGTTTGATGCAGTAAAAGGTGTGAAGAAACTTTACGAGGAATACGGTTATAAATTCCTCGTAATCACGAGTCTGTCACTGAATCCGTATGCTCAGAAATTGCGCACACAAAATTTGGAAAATATCTTTGGTGATGTATTCGAAGGCTTTGTCTACTTGGATACTGGTGCAGATAAAACCGAAGCCCTGGATTGTTATTCACAACTTTATCCTGGTGCATATTGGATTGAAGATAAAGTTGCAAATGCCGTTGATGGACGTGAAGTTGGCTTAAAATCTCTTCTAATGAAACACATACATATTAAAGAAGAAGATACACGAGGCATTCCCGTTATGAATAACTGGAAAGCAATTATTGAAGAAATTACAGATCCAGTCCATTATCTATGAAAAGATTAATTTATCAAGTAAATATTGGTAAGCGAAGCAAATTATATGACCACTGTATTAAATCGGTGGCAGATTATTGTGAGGCACATAATATTGACCACGTAGTTCAATGTGCACCAATCTTACGCATTAAACCAGATGTGTTCGCCACCAATCGTAGTGCAGAATCATATGAAAAACACGGTGGTTTCTTACCAATTTATGAAAAGGAAAATGCCTTTACATACTTTGATAAATATGATCAAATAGCAATTATTGATGCTGATATTTGGATTCGTCCTGGAGTGCCAAATATTTTTGAAAGTCTAGGACAACACGAGTTTGGTGGAGTTGTCGAAAGGTCCATGCCTATTACTAGTACTTACGCTAATAAAATTATTAACTATTCGCGCATGCAATACGGTCAACTCCACCATTCAAAATGTGACTTTAAACCAGACCATCTAGGTTTTGAATTTTTCAACATGGGTTTAATGGTCATGAATAAATCAATATTGAAATACTTTAAACCCGGTGAGACAGCACGTGATTTTATTATGCGCCCAGAGTTTAAAGATTTTGTTGATGGTAAAGGTGCGTGGAAATGGTCAACCGACCAAACACTGCTCAATTATTGGGTGAAAAAAGAAAAAATGGATGTCAAATATTATAACTGGAAATGGAATGCGCTGTATTCTGCAGTTAAGATGGATAAAATAAAAGAAGCATATTTTGTACATTTTTTCCTAAAAGATCTATTACCTAATAATGGTGAAAACGTTAACGAATTAATGGAGATAGTAAAATGATAAAACCTGATATGACCCATGTTAATACACTTGAAGAATTTTATAAAGAAATTACCACACAACAAGCCGGTGCACACGGCGAGGAATATATCCAACATCACAAAGCGCTGATTAAATGTATTGAAGATGGTTGTGAAAATATAAAAGAGCTTGGCGTCTGTCAAGGTGGTACACTGGCCGCGATGTTGATGCAGAAACCCAAAAAACTTATTGGTATTGATATTGCCGAGAGATATTTTCAACCCTATAAGAATTTGTTTGATTCTTATGCCAAAGAAAATAACCTTGACTTTAAATTTATTATTGGCGATAGTACTGATAAGAATTTAGTAAGTGAATGCGATTTACTGCACATTGATTCCTTACATAAACCCGAACACTTGATGAAAGAATTAACACTGCATGCTCCACATGTTAAAAAGTATATTGTATTTCACGATACTGCAAACTTTGGTGGATCTAAAGGCCTTCTTAGTGCTATTGCAAAATATATTACCGAAGTTGAACAGGAATGGCAAATCGTTGACCATTACATCCAACGTGTCGGTTATACGGTAATTAAACGCGTTAAGCGATTAGAGTATATTGATAAAGCAAATCAAACATGAAGTCATATGTCGTTTATGTAAAAGGGCATAAACAATCAGAGGCGTATATGCAGACCTGTATCAACAGTTGTATTGGTACGGGTTTTGAAGCAGAAGCGTTCGAGGGTGTTACTCCAGCCACACTGCACAATTGGGATGATTATCCAGATCATCCTAATTCAAGGATATCTAACTTTAAACAAGAATCGGATAAAATTTATAAAACAAAGAAATCTTGTTTTACCAATCACGTGCGCATTTGGAAAAAGTGTATTGAATTAAATGAACCCGTTGCGTTTATTGAACAAGATTCCTATTGTGTGAATAATTGGAACAACGTTGTGTTTAAGGATATTCTTATCCTAAATGTTTTATCTGCTTTTAAACAACCGGTGTTTGAGCATGTAAAGAAAAAACCGGACCTATTAACAAAGCTTGGTGTTAATATTTACAACGATAGTTTTTTGGTATATAATAGATCAAATAGCCCGTTTAATGGTGGGTTGATGATACCCGGTACTGCTGCGTATGCAATTACACCATCTGGTGCTAGAAAACTTTTATCAGCACTAGATAAACATGGTTGGGAACAGAGTGATTTGTTTATCAACACACGGAACGTTGATATGCAATATTGTGTGCCGGAGTATTTTACATTTAAATTTAAAAATCTTAATTTAAGTCATGGATTCTAAATAATGAAAGCATATATTATTAATATTTTTGGCAATGAAGTGTCTGATGCGGCAACCAACCGATGTCTGGGTTCGCATATTAAGATTGGTAGTCCGTTTGAGATGGTGAAGTTTAAAGCAGTCACACCTGCTGATGTTGATTTTATGATGGATCAATTTAAAATTAAATGGACCTATCCTTGGGATAAGCAGAAATATAATATTAAATACGGTTTGCGTTTAACACCATATTCGACTGCGGATAAAAAGAAACGCATGGCTTGTTTCCTCAGTCACTATATGTTATGGGACCAGTGTGTTAGGGATAATGAAACAATGATTGTGTTAGAGCACGATGCGCTGTGGATTAATTACTTCGAACCCTTTGACGTTATAAATTCCGACTATAATATTGTGGGATTGAATAATCCTCTTGGCGCGACACGACGTGCTGATATATTTGATTCGCAGATTCAGTTTGGTAAAAATATAGTAATGCCTGTTCCCACCGTTGATAGATTTGAAGTACCACAAGGCCTCGCCGGTAACTCTGCGTATTTAATTAAACCACAGGGTGCAAAGGATCTTATTGAAAAGGTAAAAGAACTTGGTGCTTGGCCAAACGATGCCATTATGTGTAAACAATTAATCCAAGGTCTGGGTGTAACGAAGAAATATTACACAAAAGTCCAAGGGACTAAATCAACGACATCAGCATGAAAGCATTTGTAATTACAATAGTTGATAATGAGAAATCAGTAAAGGTTGCTGATCGCTGTATTCGTTCTGCAGCAAATTTTGGTATCGATGTAAATAAATTTAAAGCTATTACACCAAAGGATAATCCTGAGTTAATATTTAATACTTTAAATTTGCCGACCAGATTATTTAGGGACCAATATTCTCGTTATCTTAATGTCCTATCATGTTTTCTCTCGCACTACCATTTATGGTTAAAGTGTATTGAGATTGAACAACCAATAATTGTTTTTGAACACGATGCTGTCGTTGTGGATGAAATTCCAATTAATAAACCATTTGATAAATTTTTATCACTCGGCAAACCATCGTATGGTAATTTTAAAATTGCACCCAAGCTTGGTGTAAACCAATTATTTTCTAAAAGATACCTACCGGGTGCGCATGCGTATATAGTTAAACCAAGCGCTGCAAATGCTTTGGTTAAAGCATCTGAATCTTATGCTCGGCCCGCCGATGTATTTTTAAATATAGATACATTTCCATGGTTGGAGGAATACTATCCCTGGCCCGTAGAGGTTAAGGATACATTTACCACGGTACAGGGTATCGGTGGTATATCGGCAAAACATTCTTATAGTGAAAATTATGAAATCATTTGAAAAAGCATTTTTAACTGGCTGTGATAAAAACACGGAATGGATGTTGCCGTGGTTTCTAAATAATTATAAAAAGTATAATAATACTCCAATTATATTTGCAAATTTTGGCGTGTCTGAAAAGACCCTGAAATATGTAAAAACCAATTTTGATGAGATTTTGGATATTACAACCGCAACGGAACAGGGATGGTTTAAAAAACCATTATCGATGTTAAAATCCACCGCTCATAATACTGTATGGATTGACACCGATTGTGAAGTATTGGGTGATATTAGCAAAATATTTGGTTATATTGAACCAGAAAAATTAGCCATGGTCCAGGATAAGCCATGGACTAAACGAAGAGGCGAAAAATGGTACAACTCTGGTGTGGTTGGGTTTCAGGGTAAGCCGAGCATTTTACTTGACTGGAGAGACAATGTAATTCGTAACCCCCAGATTGGTGATCAAGAAGTATTGCACTCAATGCTCGGGCCTATAACTCAATTAAAATATATAAGTGATATTCCCAACGAATACAATTGGTTGAGACTACAAATTGAAAATGATGGCCAGGATAGTCCTAAAAAGAAAATTATGCACTGGACTGGACCGAAAGGAAAAGATAGAATTAGGAGTATGATGAATGCGTAGGGTTGTGCATATTATTGGCAATGGCGATAGTGCGTTTTTATATGACAAAGAAAAAAGACCTGGTTTAAAA